TATTAACTGGCAAACTTGTAGGCTTCCATCGTTCAGTAGTCAATGGATTAGCTAAAGATGCCTCATAATACCCTGTGGCTGTGTTTGTAGCTGTGATATTAGTATCTGTGACATAGCTCTGATAACCAATATGCGGCCTATCCTGTAACACGCTAGAATCGGTAAGGCTTAAGTGTATGGATGGGCTTATTGCTATACTCATACTTTTAACACCGCGCCATTAGCTGTAGATTGATTTATTATATCAATTAATTGCTGCCCGCTAAACATCTCCCCAGGGTTTATTCCACGTACATAGATATTACTTGATGCTTGCTGTGGTGATGCTGTTTGTTGATTACCATAACTTCCAGGAGCAGCAGGGGGAGCAACACTTCCACCACCAGAACTGTTAAAAGTTGACCTTCTAATATTACCAATTGCACTTAGACCTTGAGCCGTGGCCATTGCAATCGCAGGAATCATCGCAGGAAAACCTAATGCTACACCCGCCGATATCCCCTGATACATATTTACTACAGCCGCCGCCATTGCAAACTTTTTACCAGCTTCAAACTGTTTCTTGTTGCCTTGCTCTAATATTTGACCAATAGCCCCTAAAGTATTCGATATTCCAGCCATCCTTGATGCTCTTTCTTTCATCTCGATATCTTTCAAGCGCTTTTGATGTTCAGCAGTTAATTGTGCTTCTAAGTCATTGGCTTCTTGTTGTGATATCTGTTTGAAAGCAACGGCGTTATCAAGTGCAATCTGGTCATCCATTAACTTTTGAGCTAATAACTGTTGCTCTGTCATGTATCTTTCTTGAATAGAGGCTAAATCATCAGCAGTAGCATTTGCTTGTGATTCAATTTGAGCTGCTCTAGCCGCTGCCTGTTGATCTGCCAATCTTTGCGCATGTTTTTGTGCATTAGCTAATTCTTTTTGACGCGCTTTTTCTCTTTCTATTTCTTTTGCGGCTTCTTCATCAGCTACTTTTTTTGCTGCGTTTACATCATTAATTGACGCTCCACCGCCTGTGCCTGCCATTTTCTCATTAGCCGCAACCGCTGCCGCTGCCGCCTCTTCACTTGCTACCTTTGCATCAGCAGCCCATTTTTTAAACTTCTCGCTAGGCAATGGAGTATTTAGCGCGCTATCTACTTGCGCCATATTCTTTTCAAAATTATCTAACATTGCAGTCAGGTTTTTATCACTTGCCGCAACTTGAGCAGATAAATCTACTCCTGGCATCATATCCATTACACGCAAAAGCCCATTTCCTAACTTTTCTACAGTGTAACTAACTCCATTTATATTCGCTTTTATACTTCCAAATACAATATCCCAAACACGCCTTACTCCTTCTACAGCATCAGCTACAAAACCAAGACTACTGATTACAAATTCAAGCGCACTTCCTACATTCTTTCCTACTCCTCCAGATTGCTCTACAAGCGCCATAAACTCTTTAGATAACTGAGAAATAATAGGCGCAACCCGTACCGCTAATTGTTGAAATACACCATCTGTAGCCTTGCCAAACATAGCCATAGCATCGCCAGCAGCCTCAACTTGAGCGGATTGAATGCTAGATAATGCTAATCCTAACAACTCTGTTTGATGTTGTGCCTCGGCAATAGCAGTAGAATCTAATGCCCGCATTGCTAAACCCGCTTTACTACCGAACACTTCAGCAGCAACAGCCGCCTGTTCAGTAATGGGGATATTTGCACTTATTGCGTCATTAATCTTTGCTATTTTTTGGTCAAGTGGGAGTTTTGATAATTGCTCTGAACTTAATCCTAATCTATCTAACGTCTCTGCTTGCTTGCTTCCTGCTTCAGCAGCTTGCGACATAAAGATAGTGAGTTTTTTAGCAGATGATTGCAACGCACCGCTTGAAATACCTGCCATGTCACCCGCTTGTGTGAGTGTAGCCATGCTTCCTGCTGTAGTGCCTAACTGCCTTGCTAAGTCATCCTGTGCGCTTATAGCCTCCATTGCAGTATTGACTAGATGAATAGTAACAGCAGCACCAGCAGCCGCAGCCGCAGCACCGTATTTAGCTAACTGTCCCGCGTTTTTCGATACGTCATCACCAAAACCCTTAACCTTAGCGGATGCTTTATTAAAGCCATCCACCATTCCCTGTATATCTACACCTACAGTTAGCGCTATCTGGGATTCATCAGTTGCCATTATTTCACCTAATCTAGCATTGCATACAATCTATCAAATGTAGATTTCTTTGTTTTAGCCGGAGTTTTGGCCTCGTATAACCACCAAACTTCGTCAGGATGCATCTTCCAGAATTCGGAAGGGCTAACCCATCCCGCCCCTACCATCGAAAGGAAACATGACTTAACAAATCCTATGTTCTCTTCTTCGTCACCGGCTTTTTTTTTGGCTGTTCACTCACTAAATCAGCAGGCGGCACCATCATCATCAATAAACCAGATATAGCGTTAGTGGTAAATTGTGCGCTACCAGTCTGGAATATTTTAGCGTATAAATCATCGTCTGTTACGTTACAGCCTGCGTATCTAAGAGCTATGCCATAAGCCTGACATAACTTGGCCAATGGCGTACGCTGTTTTCCGTACAAATCTGCAATTGAAATAACATCTTCCACTTGCGCGATTAATCTTAACACGTTTTCTGGTTTTACTGTGTAATCTTGCCCATCAAAAGACAAGACTACAGGTTTGAAAATACTCATAACTACCCCGATTTATAACAATTATGTGTAAGTAAACGCACCAGATGACTGCAATGAACAGCTAAACTTCACCGCGTCATTATGTGTGCCGTTATCTTCAAATGAACTCATGAAAAAGTCACCTGCTATAACTTTACCGTCTGCGTAAGTTATAGTTATATCAGTTAGCATACATGAACCGCCATTAGCTATAATTGTGCGTAAAGTAGCATCTTTTGAAACGCCTTCTACTGATAAATCAAGCGACAACGTGCCAGGATTAGCCAACATTGTTCGATAGCCTGAATCATCATCAGATGTGATATCAATAGCCTCACCATTAATACTAACAGTTTTAGTTTGTACGCCTGCAATAACAGTCGAACCCTTTTTAATAAGTAACTCTCTACCGTAACCTGCTGCCATTTTAAACCACCTTCTCTATCGTTAAGTTAAAAGTTTGTGTGCCATGAATTGTTGAACCATCTGAATCAATAAAAGTTGTTGCACTTTCTTGGTCAATCCCTACTACTCTGTAATCAAGAAAAACCAAGTCATCTGTTCTATGCAATGATTCGTATATTAAACCTTGCACTAATTTACATTCTTTTTTACCGCGATTTCTTGCCCATACATGAACAGTTATAGAAGCCTGAAAGCCTAATTCGGTATCGGTATCCCAAGTTAAAACATTTTCATCACCAATAGTCACGTAGGGAAAATCACTATCTACCCCTGAATCTGTAACTTGTGGATGTGAGTCATAAATACTGACCACTTCTGACATTAAAACCGTGTCTAAAATAAGCTTTTCATAGATTGCTTTTTGTATGCTTTCGTTCATTTACTCACCCGCTTAGCATTCTTTTTCAGCTGTGCGTTTGTCATTTTGGTAAGCTTTTTTACAAATTGCTCTCTAATTATTTCGGGCATTTTCTGTGAAAATTCATCTTTAATTGGTTGAACAAACGGCCTAGCAGGTAAAGCATTATGTTTATCATTGCCTTTTGTGCCGTGTTCGATAAATCTCCAATAGAAACCATCGTATTTAGCTTCATCACCATGCGTGAAATAGACTTCACTAACAGGCTTTGCAGGTGGTGACTTTCTACGCTTTGCTTTAACTGATTTCTTTAAGTTGTTTGTTTTGTATGGCGCGCTTTCCTTTACTTGTTTTGCAATCTCACTAGCTACACCGTGAACAGTTGACCTGATTAAATTCTTGGCATATTTCGGGGCCATATCTCCTAATGCCTTCATAACGTCATCAATACCAACCACAGCGATTTCATTTTTAATAGCCTTCACTGCGCAACACCTCGCTCAGCTTCAATGCTCATATATAAATCACGCGAAGTATTCGGCAAAATATTCCTGATATTATAATCAACACTGTCAAAAACTAATTTATCCGCTTCCCGAATATCAGCGCCATTTCTAAACGTGAATTTATAGTTAGCCGTGGCCTCTATCCTGTCGCTGTTTAACGTCTCTTTACCTGTCGCGGCAATAACCCTAGCCCATAACGTAGCAACTGTACTCCAAGTGATTGCACGGCCTCCCATGCCATCATCGGTAGATGTTAGTCTACTCACTATTACTCTCTGGTCTAGTTCGCCTGGATGTGGCATATTAAACACCTAACTCCACTCGATAAGGATACGCTAACATTTCAGCAGCCTGTGAATGGTAAGTATTCATCGACGTTTGATTGCCTCTGAATTCATACAAATCAGAAATATATAACAACACTGCTTGTTTTATTGATTCAGGAAACACCGGAGCAGGACTTGCCGATACATCTACGCCAGCTGTGAATTCAACCCTTACCCTATCACATGATGGGAAAGAGTTAATTGTTATTGTCTCGAATTCTGCGTCTAGTGTGTAATCAGTGAAGCTATTCCACGTCACACCATCAAGATAAGTAATTTCACTCACCGCCGTTATTGCAGGGATGGAAAGATACTGTTCGAAAGAATCATAAAAATAAACAGCCGTACATTCTGCAAAATACCGATTGCAATACTGCTCTACTTTGTCACGTGCAACTGAAATTAACGATGTAATCAAGGTATCATCTACAGAATGTTCAACCCGAAGTTGTGCTTTAGCCTCTGTTAAAGTGACTAACTCAACTGCCGGATTTGTAAGCCTAACGCCTTTTATAAACATTCTTCTAATTTCCCATGATTTAACATAGTCAAAGCTGATTTAATACTACAATTAACCAACTCAATATTAAGTGATTGCAGGTCTTCCATTAATTTCGCAAAATGCGTAACCCATTCCTTTACCCCCTCGCAATTACTCATTCCTTTCGGATGGTCATCGTGCCAATGCCTTTTGCCACCCTGAAAACTCATATCAAAACCTATCAAAATAATCTTTTTAGCCCCTAGCAAGTAAGCCAGATTTATTGCTTGATAACCTGAGTTATGTCCGCAATTAACCTCTCCTTGTTTCCTGCTAAGTCCTTCATTATTCCTGACTCTAACGCGATTAATCCCGCGCGTCTTCGCTGTCCATTCGTCCGCTGTGTATTTTTCGGCTTCGCTCGGTACTTCATCACCGTAAACCCTCCACCAAGTCCTGTCACATGCGTACAAAATGTCACAAAATGGCGCTAATCTAAAACTGGTATTCACCGCCACTACACTACACTTTCCTAACTCTTTCGCTTGCCTTACATATTCGCACTGTTCAACTGTTAAACTAGGGCCAGATGCTATTATAACGCAAGTTTCTAACATAAATACTCTTCTAAAGTCCCTGTTTTAAAACATTTTAACGCTGTTTCCCTGCTGCAATTTACTATCTCTACGTCTTTAAAATCACTCGCTAAACGCTCAAAACCTTGTAGCCATTTTGGTATATTCTCAGCATTTCCTAGCATTTTCGGGTGATTCCCATGCCAATGCGCCTTACCGTTTGTATGCTGACAATCATAACCTAACAGTATTATCCTTTTCGCCCCTGCTTTAGCGGCTAAACTAATACAACCCGCGCCGCTATTCCCGTAACTATCAAAACCTTTATTAGCTATATCCCGATGTACAGGGTTAGGGCTAAACAATGCCCCGCTAAATACTTTCTTCACATCATCCAGATAAATCTGCCACCATTCGTTATCTATTGCGTATAAGGCATCAGCCCACGGCGCAATTTTATAAGTAGTATTACAAACTACTACACCCTTTTGCCCTTCTTTTTCCCGCCATTCTCGAACGGCTTCGCAATCGGTACTTGTGAGACTGCCTCCACTGGCAAGACATACGATTGTTCCACCTTGCCAGACTCCACAAAAGGGACTTCACGGATTACCTTTGTTAAATATTTTTCTACAGCACCTGACTGAATATATATATCGGCCTGTTTGTCATTCATTTCAACAATAGCGCCAGGATCTAACCGTCCTAGTCTATCGTGATAAATTCTCTTTTTAACGTGTATTTGCATCGTTTCAACTCGTTATTAATAGGGCTTCCATGCCCTAACTAACTATCAGTGTGCGCCGTACAGTATTGCAGCAGGCTTATCAATACCCAAGCCTAAACGCTCTTCACAACGAATTGTGATAAGGTTTTTGGTAAAGTCATCTGATACATAACCCATCTCAACTACAGCACCTTCGTTTTGGTAGATTGTGCAGTTAGCTGCCAACGCTCCCATTAAGAAGTAACCCGCTGTTACATGGTTAGACAACACAACTTGAACGCCAAAAGGGGTCATCTGTGCTTGTGTGCCCGCTGTGCCGTACATGTAAGTACCAGTAACAGCAGCTTTAGCAATCTCCATAGCGCCCCAATCAGCAGGGTTTACTATAACTACATCTGGCATGTTTCCAGTTGCCCATAATGCGTACTTGGCTTTGTTGATGCTATCCAACAAGTTTGCACCAGTAGTAGCTGTAAACGCAGTGTAGTTGCCTGAATCAGTCAAGCCTGAGATGTTAGGGCTTGTTCCATTGCCTTTGTACAGCTGCTCATCAATACGCTGTGCCAAACCATCCCGCAAACGTACATCAATGTAAGCAGCAATGGCAGGGGCATCACGCAACAATTGCTTAGACACTTTAATCCAGTGTGCAACGGTACGAATAGGAACGTCATAGCCTTCAAAGGTCAGTGTAGATTCAGCTTTAGCAGCACCTTGTGACGCTTCAGCAGCCGCGTTAGTCCATGCCAATTCACGCAAGCTATTAACGCTGTTAGAGCTAACTTGAATGGTTGGAATGACTTGGCGAATGGTCAAAGGCAGGAAGTTTCCACCAATAACGCCAGGACGTTGATTAGGAAATACTGTGGTTGAATCTGACACGATGGTATTTTTAACTTCAATACGCGCGCGCTCAACTTGACCGGAGGCGATTTGCTTAAAGCCTTCAGACTTGATGAACTCAGCACCTGCAGAAATTAAAACATCTTCTTTTTTACCAGACGTGTCTAACTTTTGGCCGATGTCTTTTATTGCAGAATCGAAACGCTCCGAAAGCGCTTTCACTTCATTCTGAGTGTGAATAGAAACTTCGCCTTGCTCTTTCAACTGCCCATCATACTTTGCAATTGCTGTGTCAATGGCGGCTTTGTGTGCGTCTAAAACGCTCTTTACTTCAATGATATCTGTCATTTTATTTAACCTTTTGTGTAATGTGATTTGTCGCGGCCTTGATGGTCGCTATTAATTCGTTAGTATTGTCTATCACATCACGCTCACCGTGTGCTATCGCCTTCACTCTACTCACTAACAAAGTCGAGTCGGCTCTTGAAAATCCTGCATCTCGCAGAATCTTCTCGATTTCTTTTAAACTTACCGCATCAGTCAAATCAGTTTTAACACTGTCAACTTGAGCGGATAAATCAGCAGGGGATTCAACTACGCTGATTTCAATTAATTCAATTTCGTGTAATTCTTTTTGCCCGTTTCCTATATCTTTAACAGTGATAGGACGATAACCTATAGACATTCCACTAATTGCACCATGCTTTAAACTTGCGTAAACATCACCAGCTACTGAGTGGTTAGGGGTTAATTCACCCTCAACATATAACCCTTTTTCATCTTCAACTATGCTTGTCCACTTACCTATTACAGGGCCATAGTGATTCCATCTCATAGCTATAGGTCTTTCCCTATCTGCTAAGGTGTTTACATAAGCGCCTTTGATGATAGTGTCACCGTACGAATCAACACCACCAAACACGCTAGCATATCCGCTAAAGAATCCCTCTTTGCCTTCCTTGAATTTCAGTTCAAGTTTGTCTATCTGTATCTGTTTCGTCTGCATCTGTCTCACCTGCTAACTGGTCAATGGGCATCATAGCCCCTTGAATGTATAATTTATCCCCGCCTTCAACCATTGGTAGCCATTCTTGCGCCCTTGCTTCATTCGGGGTGATTATTCCGCTAGTAATACCAATGCGATAACCATCAAAACGCTCTTTCTGGCTTGACCTTAACAACGCTTCAAAAGAATGTTCTAGTTCATATTCTTTCGATTCTTTTTCACCGAATAACGCGGACTGAGTAGAGTTTTCAAGCGCTTCAAGTATCGGCCTAAGGTTTAATTTGTAGAATCCTGCTACG